AGCCTTGGGGTATTTAATGCAAGCCTGATGAACGATGCCATTTTTAAGTTCAAGCGTTACGAAGACAGCAGCCTTTCCTATACCGGTATCGACAAGCACGAAGGTAAAGATGTCGGTGGCTGGGATACCGTCATCAAACGCGAAGAATATGATAGACTGTTTTACAATCAACAGGCTACAATGGAATCCATCAACTCGGCGTTCGAAGAAGCAATTGAAAAAGATGTTAAGCCCGTTGCGGCTGTGCCAAAGCCTGATCCAAAACCATCTGCTACAAAATATGTTACGGGGCAGTTTGGAATTAAGCCTCCGCTGTCGAAAGTAGCCGAGCATAAGAAACCTTATAGCACCAGCACGCAAGCCGATGAGGAAATGGAAGAGTTTGTTATACCGGAGATTTCGGAAGGCGATGCGGTTAAGCATAAGAGCTTCGGTGATGGTATAGTTACAAAGCTCGATAAAGCTGGGAAACACATTCGTGTGAAGTTTGCGGTTGGGGAAAAACTCTTCTTATTCCCAGATGCTTTCAAGCAGGGTTACTTGAAGTTGTAACAGACTTCTGGGTGTTAGCAATACTGTGGGCACGATATAGATAATATATTCAACGAGAAGGACTGCACCAAAGGTTTTATCCTTCAGTGCAGTCCTTTCTTTGCTGTCTCCGCTTGAAGAGAGCCGGTCAAAAATTACTTGTTTTCGTAAATCCCTAAGGCCAACTCCCTTTAGTGGTGCTTTTTGTTTGTTTTGTGTTTATATTCTTGCTTTCTTGGCGCGAAGCTCAAACACAGGCTGCAACACGAGAACGGATCTATTTGATCCAGAAACATCAGAGCGGCTCGATTTGGTATGTCGTTTATGGAGTAGAGAACGCCACAGGCCCTATTGCAGTTGAGGGCGTAAAAAGCTATCGCGTTTACTCAGTGCAATACAATGGGCTTTGGAGCGCAACGCTTGTTGCAAGGATACATTGTGGTGAGACGCTGCGAGTCAACGGGCGCTTACTCGATCACAACTATTGCACCTATGCTCCCTTGGTGCCTGACAAGACATAATCTATTGCGTAACATGCTATAATGCAATTAGTCAATGTGCCTTGAGCGCTATCTCATCTGAGATAGGCGCTCTTTTTATTTGCTCGGGATATCGATATGGCACGAACCAGCATGCAGGCGCTGATCACGCGCCTACGACAAATGACTAACTTGCTTGGAGATCGTTTAACGATCATCGACGATGATGAAATTCAGGAATTGCTTGATGAACATCGTGATGAATATCGAGTAGCGACGTTGGAACCGATCGACAGGATCGAGCCAGGCGGAAAGATCCGATGGGAATCGTGGTATTCGCCTATTGGCGGCTTCTGGGAAGATAATTGTGTTTTTCAGAGCGGCAACAACTGGGAATATATCGTTCCCGTTGAGAGTGACAACCAGAACGGACGCTGGACTTTTGCTGAGCATCAGAATAGTGGCGTCTTTGTGACTGGCTTTGTCTACGATGTGTACGCAGCTGCTGCCGATCTGTGCGAACGGTTAGCCACTGGCGAGCTGCATCGCTTCGATTCTAGCGATTCCACATCGGGTATGAGCTTTCGACGATCACAAGTATTACAGAACTATCGAAGCATGGCGGATCGTTATCGAGCCAAAGCGCGTCTTCGCTATGGAACAATGATCCGCAGCGACGCAACAGGGCAGGGCTAGCCGATGAGTATGAATGTTCGGGCCGTAACAACCATTGAAGCAGACGATCTTGCTAACTTGCGCGAACAAATCGGTCAGACTTTGCGAAAAACTTGCGAAGTGTTGACCTACAGCTATGAGAGTGATGGTGCAGGAGGCCGCAAAAAAGTCAGCTCTGTTGCTGCTACATATGCTTGCAAGCTCGGCAACCCCTCGCAGCGTGAATTGGAGCTAGCCCAACGCCTAACACAGAAATCGATTATGGCTGTGGTCTTGCCTTGGAACGCTGTTGTGAGCACAAAACAGCAAATTCGGATCAATTCTGTGGTCTATGAGATCATTGAAGTCATTCAGCCCGATGATGCGGCGGCGACTCGCGTGCTTATTGCTAATTTATCGAATTGAGGACGCTCATGCCTTTAACTGTTACATCTCGCTTTCCTGAATTGATCGCAACTATTCAGCAGAATGCAGACTTAGCGGCGCAACATGCTGCTGAAGGCATGGTCGAAACAATGAAGGCATCGATGAAGGCATCGATGCGCGCACCCAGCCGCCGTGACGCTCAAGGTAAACCCGTGTCGGCCCCAGGCGAAGCTCCTGCTAGCTCTGGCGATGGCGAATTATACGAGAGCTTGCAAAGCGAAAAGATTGCTGATGGGCATTGGGCCGCCTATTCTGATAGCCAAATTGCTGCCTATCTGGAGTATGGCACCAAGCACATGGCTCCGAGGCCGTTTATGACTCCAGCAGCAGACGAAATTGCCCCGAAATTCTTTGAGGAGCTGAAAGAGAATGTGTTCAAACTATGAGCAATGAGTTTGCATTGGCTGATCGCTGGATCTATAAGACCTTATCCAGTGACCCGATTATTCAATCTCTTGCGCTTGGAGGTGTTCATGCCGAGATCGCGCTTGATGCAGTCTCTCCCTATATTGTTTTTTGGCAACAAAGTGTAGGGAATGATCTGCCACGTATCGGTGGTGGCCGCATTTTGACCTCGCCAACCTATACGATCGCTGCGACAATTGAAGCAGAGTCATTTGAGGGAATTATAGACCTTGCTGATCGCATTGATCAGCTTCTTGATCGCAAACAGGCGACAGTGAATGGAGGCCAGATTGTCTCCTGCACGCGCATTCGCGGCTTCCGGCGCGTGATCCCTGCCGAGGGCGGTAGCTTATATCGGCAGCTTGGTGCTCAGTATCAATTGCAGGTTCAATCAGACTCATTCTGATTGATATGCCAGTCATCTGCCATGAGCAGTAGTTTTTTTGAGTGAGGAATTCTCATGGTAGCAGAACGAGCAACGGTCTTTCAACGTGCTCAACTGGGCGTTGAAAGCACCCCAGGAACAGCAGTTGCAGCAACGAAGCAGCTTCAATCGCTAAGTTTTAACTTGGCGGCTAATATCGAAACGCAGCGCATTCGGCCAGAAGGCTCGAAGTCGCCAACCGTGCAGACAGTTGGGCGTGAATGGACAAACGTACCCATTTCTGGTACACCGACCTTTGACGAGCAGATCTATGCTTGGGCAAGCGTGCTTTGCAAACCAACGCCAACCACGGTCACGGCAGGTGTCTATGAATGGCTGTTTTCGATGCAGAATTTTGCGGCGGATACGACCGCAACATTCACTATTGAGCATGGTAGTGCAGAGCGAGCAGCCCGTGCTAAGGGCGTTCAGTTGACCGAGTTTGGCTATACGCTGAACCGAACAGCTTGGACGCAGAGCGGCAACGCAGTAGGCCAAGAATATGAAGACGGCTTTGGGCTATCGGTTATTGCGCAGCCGACCAACCAGAAAAACGCGATCACTATGAGTGACGTGACTGGTGGCACTTTCACGTTGACCATTGGCTCAGTCACGAGCGGCGATATTCCATACAATGCAACTCCTGCACAGGTTCAGACAGCCCTTGAAGGCATGAGTAATATTGGCGCTGGCAATGTTGTTGTTACTGGCACGGCCTTGCCAGAAGGCCCCCTAGTAATCATGTTCGTAGGCAAATTTGCTGCTACGGACATGGGCACTATCACTGCTGATACCAGCGATCTTATTAGCGATACAACACCTTCGGTGTCAATAATGCAAACTCAAGCTGGCGTGCGCGGTGGCTTCTTGCCCGTGATCCCCATGGTGCCCAGTCAAGTGGACTGCTATTTCTCGCAGACCGCCGAGGGCTTGGACTATGCCATCCCGCTCGACTATATGTTTGAATTGAGCTGGAAGATCAGCAATCGTTTTGGCCAGTCGTGGCCGTTGCGTTCGAGCTATAAGAGCTTCCAGAGTTCGGTAGAACTGGAGCCAAAGATCGATTTGAGCTTCAAAGTCAAGTCAGACAGCAATGGTATGGCTCTGTTGAATAAGCTGCGAAACGGCGAAACGGTGTTTTTCCGTACTGTGGCAACTGGGCCACTTATTAGTGGGTCGCATACCTATAAATTCCAGCATGATACTGCGTTGAAGGTCGCTTCGATTGGTGCTCTTTCTGACAATGGTGGTGTCTATGCTGCCACCTTTAGTGCTGAAGGAGCATACGACGCAGGCTGGGGCAAAACAACCGAAGTGAAGATAATCAATACAACAGGAAGTTTGTAGAAATGGCTCTACGCTTTTCAGAAGTAATCCAATTGTCGCAGGATGCTATTCCTGAACGTAAGGTGCAGGCGGAGTGGCAAGGTCATTCTATTACGCTGGTCTATCGGCCAGGTCTAATTACGCCAGCGAAACTTGAGGAGATGTCGATCCTCTCCATGCAAGGCCAAAATACACTTTTCAATTCTAAGTATCTCAAGAATTGTTTAGTGGACTGGGACGTGTTGGGCGATAATGGAGAGCCTTATCCCCTACCAGCTCACGCGGGGCAGTTTGGTATCCTTGTCAACGCAATTCGAGAGAAGCTTGTGTCAGAGGGTAAGGCTGCCACGCCCCAACGCATTCTTGCTCTTCTTCCTGAAGAGGAGGGCGAAAGCGATGAGGATGAAGAGCTTACCAAGCAGAAAAAGGCTACGATCAAACAAGAGAAGCTTGAGAAGATACGACATGCACTTGAATGCTATGATGCGATCGATCGATTCCCAGGCACTTTCCTTAATGCACTGGTAGAGGCTATTGTAGAGGATATTCGCCCAAAGCGGAAGAGCGGTGGGAGCTTCAGCGATTCCTGATCCATGGCGGCCAAATAGGCTCGCTCCCGCCGTACTACAAGCTAATTAGGGCGGCACGGTATTTGGGTGTGCCACCTTGGGAGCTTGCAAAACAGCCAGTCTATTGGCAAGAGATTGCTTGGATGTGCGAGATGGCCGAGATCGGCGCAGCTAAGCAAAGCTAGTTATTCGCCATCAGGACAATCACGGAAAAGTTGAGGGAGAAATTCATCAATACCATGGGTATTAAAGGTCATCTCGACTAGATTCCCCTCGTAATTGATGAAGCTGGTAACAAAGGTCTTTGTATCCCGAAAAGTATTGATCGCCGTTGTAGGTTTGAGGTGTATTCTTGAGAGCTTCGAGACGTTATGATAGCTTTCTACAACCTCGGAACCGTCAAAGCTTGATCGAAGAACAATCCTACCGCCTGTTATACCGTCTTGAGTCTCCAAGAAGCCATTAAGTTTGCCGTCTGTACACGAGAACTCAATGTAAGGCATTCGATATTTTTCGGGTACAACCATATCTGCTTCTAAAGTTAGCTTTGATTGAACAGACGTGGTTCCAATTCGTTCAAAGCGCCATTTTGTTGTTGTGGAAACACTTGTTGGCTGAACACGAGCCTGGGGAATAGGATTTCGGTTGCGAATTTGGTCAACCGCAACAGCAAAACCGATTGTTACAAGGATGCCAGCGACGAACCCAACGATAAGACCGAGCGAAAATTTCATAAGATTACTCCTTTGTTAAAAGAATGAGAGGAGATATTAAACTTATGCGCCTAGAGCGCCTGTTAACACAGGCGTTTTTTGTTTTGTAGGAGACACCATGGCAATTCAGGCAGCAGAAATCCGAGCGGATGTTGTAGCAAACACAAATCAGGCAGTCGCAAACCTGAATGAAGTGTGGTCAATCATTCAGCGTATGGAAAATGCTGCTGGATCTGGCCTCGACTATGTTATCACTGTCGATACTGATAATGCGAAAGCTGCTCTCGATAGTTTATTCCAAGGTGACAACCAATCCGAACCACCTACAATCACCCCTCAAGTAGACGAAGCTGCTTCTATTCAGCAAATGGTAGCGCTACTTACCGAGTTGCGCGATCTTGCTGCGGCGAACCAGCCTAAAGTTGAGCCAGATGTAGACACCAAGAAGCCAAAAGATGCCCTTAAAGAGTTCCTTAAATACGCTCTAGACACATCTACAGAGATTGCGAACTCCTTCAACGAAATCAGTGCAGCACTTAGTACGGCTATAGCGCCAATTCAGGGCGTTGTTGCTGCTGGCCTCGAAGCGCACAACTCATACACTATGCTCTCGCAGTCGCTTGAAGCGCTGACCGCGCGAGAGCTGCTGCATGCAGGAACCGTGACAGAAATGTCTGAGGCACTTGCGCTAGCGGCTCCAAAAGCAAAAGAGCTATTAGATTGGAACCGAGAGTTGGCCTTGAACTCTCCTTTTAGCGAGGAGGGCGTGGCGGAGGCATTCAAGATGGCTCAGGCTTTCGGCTTTGTGACTGAAAGTGCCAATGAGAATGTCATCTCAGCCAAGCGGCTAACGGAAGCGCTCATCGACTATACCGTTGCGACTGGTAACAGTGAAGAGATGATGAGCAGGCTCCAGCTCGCTTTGGGCCAGATCCAAGCGAAAGGCAAGCTAGCTGGTGATGAAGTGCTGCAATTGGTCGAGGCTGGTGTCAACGTCGATAAAATCCTTGCAGATGCCTTTGGCAAATCCAGAGAAGAGATCGTGCAGATGCGCGAGAAAGGTCTTATCCCCGCGAACGATGCAATTTTGGCGATCGTTCAGTCGATGGAGCGCGATTATGAAGGGGCTGCCGAGCGCATGTCCAACACCATGGCTGGTGTTCAGAATGCCATGGACGATCTTACCAAGGTGGCGCTGCGCGAGTTTTTTGAATCAACCTTCACTGCGATAACCCCTATTCTTGCAGACTTCATTGACACGTTATCTGATCCAGATAACTTAGCAAAGATCAACGCATGGGGCGAAAGGCTTGGCGAAGGCGTTGTTGTTGTGCTCCCCATGTTGATCGATGGAGCAAGCAAGACAGCTGAAGCCCTTGAAACCTTGTATTCAGCAGGTTCAGCTGTTGTAGACCTAATTGGGGATAAAGCAGGCCCTCTCTTCATGGGTGCGACCAGTGCGATTGTCGCTTATACCGCTGCGACTACCGCAGCGAATATACAAACTGCACTCTTTGCCGCGACCTCACAGACACAGCTCATTCCTGCCCTTACAACGTTGGCTTCATCTATTGGAGCTAGTGCAGCAGCGACAGCACTGGCCGCTGGACCCTATATCGCTTTTGCAGCTGCTGTAGCTGGCGTAACTTGGGCCATCAACGATCTCAACAAGAAGATCGATGAGGGCGTTGCCAAAGCTGCAAATCATTCCGAGGGCTACAGGGATAGCTCTGCTGTGTTGGCCGAATTTGAGCAAGCTTCAGTAAGGACGAAGGAAGCCCTTCAAGGCAATATCGATGCCTTAAAACATAATCGAGAAGCTTTTGAGCAGCAGATTGAGAATGTTGGTCGGCTTGGCCTTATTTATGGTGAAAATTCACCAAAATATGCCGAAGCCTATGAGAAGATGCTCAACATGTCGAAGCAGTTGGAAGCAGACAGTGAGCTGATCCGTGGTCAAATTTCAGATTTAGAAGCCCATAATCGGGCTGTTTCTGAGAGCACACAAGCTATAGAAGGCCAAACGAACGCACAGAAGGGCTTAGGCATGAGTCTCTCTCTAACAGGAGAGGCTTTAAGGCAGTACAACGAGCAAATTAAGGAGATTAACGCTGAAGGTGCTGAATCGTGGCGCTCTTTGCAGGATCTGTATGCAGAAGAAGATGCGGCGGCAGAGGAGCGAGCGGCAGAACACGAGGCGAAACTCCTAGCGATCCAAGAAGCAGCTGCTGAAAATGCTGAGGAGCAGCTAGCCAAACACTTAGACAAGCTTGCCGAGATCGAGGACTCTGGCCAAGAGAAACGAGAGGCGATCAACGAGCAGTTCGCTGAAGCGATTCAGGCGGCCCAGAAGAAATACCAAGAGGGTATGGAAGAGGCTGCAACTCAGCATGCTGATCGTTTGTTAGAGCTGGAAGAGAAAGCAGCATCAAACCGAGAAAAAGCAGCAGAAGCTCTTGCAAAGAAGCTGCAAGAACTTGCTGCATCGCACCAGCAAGCACAGTTGGACGCTGAAGCAAATTATCAGCAGAAATTGCTTGATATTACTGAACAGGCTAACGAAAAGCGAGCAGATCTTGCCGAGCGATCAGCGGCCAAAATTGCAGATCTAGAGCGACAGATTGCAGGACTCAACGACGATGAGGCACGCGCCGCTATTAAAAAGAAGATCGACGCCGAAAATGAGAGCTATGCCGAGCGCTTGGCGAATTTAGAAGATTCTAAAGAAGCCCGTATTGCTTCTGAAGAAAAAGAATTTGAGAAGCGTCTCGCAAATCTAGAGAAAAACACGCAGAAATCGCTTGAAAAAGAACGCCAGAGCTATGCAGATCGCCTTATTGCACTACAAAACAGTTTAGAAAACCTCAAGGCAACCGAGGAACAGAACTACGAAACTCGTCTTGCAAATCAAGAGGCCAAGACCGCTGCGGCTCTTGCTAAGCTTGAGGAACTATACCAAACCAATCAGGAGCGTTTGAATTCGATCCTTTATCAAGGTCAGAAGCAAATATCTGATTACACAGAAGATCACGAGGATCGGCTAGCTAATATTCGCGAGAATGGTAATGACAAGCAGCTTGCTCTCGATCTTGAGCATGCAGAAGCGATTGCTGCGCTTGAGAAAGAAGCACGACAGGCACGCTTCTATTGGCAACAACAAGCAATCTTTGAGGAAATAGAGCTGCTCAATCAAGCATACGCGAAAGAGAGTCAAGCTATAGCTGATGCTGTAGCAAAACAAGAGGCTGCCGAGATCGCTGCATATGAAAAGCGCAAAGGTCGCATGGAGCGTGACCTCCAAGAGCGCTTAGATGCTGAGCAAGCAGCCGCAGAGAAGCGATTAGCGCAAGCACAAGCAAATCTTGAGAATGAGCAAGCTATTTATGAGAGGCTTGCAGCTGAACATAAAGCTAAATTGTTGGCGATCGATGAAGACTACCAACTAGCTCTTGAAGAATTGCAGGAAGCCCATGCGGCTAACAATGCGCAGATTCTTGCAAATCAAGCAGAGAACATTGAGGCGCTAACAGCAGAGCACAAAGAGCGCTTGCTCAAATATGAAGATGCATGGCGCGAAAGCGTTCTTCAAGCTGAAAGCGCGCACCAGAAGAAGCTAACGGCGCTCAATGAGGAGATGAATGAAGATCGACTCTCTAAGCAGATTGAAGCGCTTCAGGCCAAGATTGAAGCTGAACGAGCTTCTTATGAAGCCTCTCTTATCGATCTGGATGAGAACGTTGCCAAACAAATTGAAAAAGCTCAAATTGCCTTAGATAAGAAGAGTGCCGATCTTGATAAAGCGCTGGAACGCGATACCGCAAAACAACGAGCGGCTTATCAAGAGCGTTTGCTTGACATAGATGAGAGTTTGGCAGAGGCGCAAGAGAAAGAGAATGCCTCTTACGAAAAACGACAAGCTGATTTGCAATCGGCCCTAGATAAAGCTATCGAGACTGCCAACACTTCTTATACAAAGCGCTTAGATGAGTTAGATAAGACGCTCGCAAAGCAGCGATCGAAAGAAGAGGCTGCATATCTCCAGCAACAAGCTTCTTTGCAAAAAAGCTTAGATGAAAAGCTGCTGGCCGAACAGCTCGCTTATGAAAAAGCTCAACAGCGGGCTGACGAGTATTATGCAGAGCGAGAACAGGCGCAGTTGAAGCATTTGGGCCAGATGCTTGATGACTATTTGGCCGCTCAACAACAGCGCTATCCTCATCTAGTTGAATCTATCGAAAAAGAACGCAAGAAGATCCAAGAGGAGTACGGTCTAATCGATCACGAGGCCAACAGGGCTTGGGCCAACATTGCTGAGTACACGCTTCGAGCCACTGGTGCGATTACTCCTCAAATGGAAGCCCAAACAGCTAAGATCCGCGATCTTCATGATCGGCTCTTAGAGCAGCGTGATGCGAATTTTAAAGCTATTGATGCGACCCAGACTTATAACAGTAAGCTGGAAGATTCAAAGCAGGCTCTTGACTTTTGGACTGGTGCTAGTAAGCCTTACATTGTTCAGCTCGATGATATGAACAATCGCTTAGGCACTACTGAGAGTCGATTGCAAGGAACGACCACAGGTACACGTACTTGGATCGACGCCTTGCTAGACTTTCCGAGCTGGCTCTTTGGAGGTGGCTCTGGATCAAACAACTCAATCGAAGGTCGTGCAAGTGGTGGCCCAGTCAAGGCAGGTAAGGTCTATGAGATCAATGAGACTGGCCAAGAGTATTTCATGCCTTATCAAGATGGAACTATCTTGCCAGCAGGCAGTTTGGTTCCGAGTAGCACGGCAGCAGCTTACGGCGGTAACAACGGTTCGCGCTCTGAGCCGATCACTATTCAGATCTATCCGCAAGCTATGTTTACGACCGAGCGAGACTTGATCGAATTCATTCGTGAAGGTCTTAAAGAGCGTGGCCGTGTGAATGGCTATGAGGTACAGGTGTAGTGTAGTATGGCCGATCCTGATATTAAAGTTGAAGTAAGTTTTACGTCTACACCTTCAGAAGCTGATGTGTGGACTGATATTTCAGATTATGTGCAAGACGATGGAATTGTCATCCGACGTGGTAGCAATGATGAATTGGAACCCTTAGTATCGTCTTCACTTAATCTGGTCTTGGATAATCGCCTACTTCATTTTGATCCAGAAAATGAGGCTAGTCCATTTTATCCAAACGTTCGACCTATGAAACATATCCGTGTTCAAGCGCTGTATGATGGTGAATACCTGCCGCTCTTTGATGGATATGTACAATCTTGGAACCCAATGCGCGCAGGTTTTGGTTATGCGCTCACAATGGTATCAGCTGTAGACGCCCTCGGCGCTGCGCTAGCACAAGCAAAGTTCCCAGAGCAGCTATTCATTGTGCGCAATGCCCCTTTTCAGGCTACAACCTATAACGCGCTAAACGGATCGACCGATTTACCTGGTGACAATCCAACTGGATCGTATATGACGAATGTTCGTTTTCCCAACTCCATTGCGAGCATGACAGGAGGAACATTCAAAATAAAGATATTTGACAAGGAGACGCCAGATTTACCATATAACATTACCATTCAAGAAACAATAGACATTCTTGAGGGTACTGGCATGGTAGAGCCAGTACCCTCAAGAATGTCTATTGTTTCTTGAATGGTAATGT